GTCTGATGGATATGGAGAAGAGTGCGGAGGATTTTGCTGATGACATATCCAAATATTTCATGCAGGCGATGCTGTCAAATGCCATTGGTGAACAGTTTAGTGACAAACTGAGAGCATGGTATGACAGATTCGGCAATTCCATGAAAAATGACGGTACATTGGATTCTGATGAAATGGATAAACTGCTGAATGGTGACGGTGATTTTATGGGTTGGAACGAAATGGTGGACGAAGCCATGAAGCTCCGTGACGAGCTTGCCGCAGCAACCGGATATGACAAGATTTCGCAAGAATCAACATCCCAGTCAGCTTCATCCAAAGGTTTTCAGGCAATGAGTCAAGATACTGGCGAAGAGTTGAACGGTAGGTTTACAGCATTGCAGATTGCAGGAGAAGAAATAAAAAATCAGAATATTATTCAATCTCAATCACTTAATCTACTGACAGTAAAAGCAGATGCTCTACTTTCCATAAATACGGAAACAAGAAATATTGCTGATGATACGAGGAATTTGATAGCGCAATCTTATCTTGAACTGGTACAGATTTCAGAAAATACAGGGGCAATCGTCAAACCTATTCAACAGATGCAAAGAGATATAGCAGAAGTTAAAAAGAATACAGCAAAATTATAGTCTATGGATGAATTATTAATTAATGGCGAAAACGCTTATACAACATGGGGTGTGAGAATGGGAGAGGGGTTTCTTGATGTTATTGGGGCATCCGCTCCCATGAAGGATTTTATTGAGAACAAAAGCCGACTTGAACATGGGAAACGGGTAATAATCAATAATCCTAAAGTCGATGAGAGGGAAATAACTCTTTCGTTCACTATCGAGAGTAATTCTCAGTCTGATTATCAAGCAAAGAAGAAAGCTTTCTTTGATGAGCTGTATAAAGGTGTGGTTGATATTCAGATTCCTGCTAATAGTAGCGAGGTTTACCATCTTATTTATACTGGCAAGAGTGTCACTTACGCACAGAGTTTAGACCGAACTTTCGGAAAAATTTCAGCCAAGTTTAACGAGCCAAATCCGGCAAACAGAAGCTAATTCACGACATTGGTTTTATTGTCGTGTATGTGAGTGCTCAAAATTGGGCACTCTTTTTTTTATCCCCGAACTTTGAAGACATGGAACAAATCGACATCAAAGACATATCCGGTGCTATCCAGCTTACAACTCTGATCAATGAAGGCTGCAAGCGTAAGTTCACTCTGATGAAGGAGGATTACATCATGTTAAAGTTCTCCTTGGATAATCCCATATATTTCAAACTTGGCTCATACGTGGAATGTAACTTCGGATTGTTCGAGGTGTGCGACTTGCAGAAGCCCGCATTCAACACCAATACCGCCGGCTACGATTACGAATTAAGACTTGACGCCTACTACTGGAAATGGAAAAACAAAATCTTCAAATATACCCCGGAGACGACCGGACAGGAGGCGTCCTGGAACCTGACCGCCCCGCTTGACGTACAAGCCGGTATAGTCCTTAGAAATCTGAAAGCTCTTGGTTACACATACAAAGGACAGGATTTTGTTTTCTCCATTGAC